GCGGTGGAGATCGATGGCACGCTATTGGAGGCGATGCTCGGCTGCTTCTGCTTGGCCTGACCGCCCTTTCCGCCAATTACGGCCCGGCGCTTACGAGGTGCTGCGCGGCGCGCCTTCTTTTCTACTGCGCTCATGCGCCCTCCAGAATGCAAAAACCCGCCGAAGCGGGTTGGTTGTGGTAACTGAATCAGATGTTGTCTTGGGTGTAGATCCCGCCAGACTCGACCGCGCCGCCGATCTCGCGCTCGCCGTAAAGCAGTGGGTACGGGTTGCCCTGGGCAATAGTTGTCACCGCCCCGCCGAAGCCGTAGCTCGGGTTGTTGCCGTCATCGTTCTGGCCATCGGCGGTGGCCTTGGTGGTGGGCGACAGCATTTGAACAACGCCGCCCAGGCCGACAGCGGCGCCGGCGGCGAGAAGGCCCATCCCCAGAGTTGAGGTGGTGCCGCCAGTAAATAGGCCGGCCACGATCAGCACCACGCCGAGAAGCGTCTGAAACATGCCCGCCTGTTTGCTGCCCTGGATAATCGGCTGAATGCGGATGTCGCCCTCACCTCGGCCCACAAGGTCAAGCTCCTGCTCGCCCAGATTGCGCTCATCTACGAACACGGCGAACACAAGGCCGCGCTCTTCGGCGGTGCGCAGGTACTTCTCAAAGCCCGGCTTCATCATGCACAGCGCCGCCATGGCATCACGGAAGCTGTGAACGTCCAGGGTGTACTGCTTGCCAAACTTCTTGCCCAGCACGCCGCCGAGCTTGATGGTACGCATGGTCATGGGCGGTAGTCCTTGTGCCGGAGGATCAATTTCACGCGGTTCGCCATCGACCAACCGTAGATTTCACGGATAGCCAGGCGGCCAGGCATGTGGTGGTAAATGAACGGCCCGGAGCCACCAAGTTTCGGCGCCGACTCGCTGATCAGCGACGGCTCATCGCCCAGGTAAATCACTGCGTGATTTGGGAAATAGCACTCCCGGCCTGGCGTGGGGATCTGCAACACCAGCATGTCGCCGCGCTTCGCCTCGTTTACCTGGTAGAAACCAGTCGCCGCAAAGTTGTCCTCGTAGAGGCTTGGGCCGTCTTTCTGCTCCCACCACAGGTCGGAGCGTTCGAAGTTTGGCAACTGCAGGCCCGCCTCGCGCGCGTACCAATCGCGGCACGCCGCCCAACAGTCAAGCAGCCCATGGGAGAAGTCCCGGCCCAGCAGCGGCGCCTGGAAGCCCGAAGGCTTGAACCACTCGAAGTCACCGCCGGGCCAGCCGACAATGCCCCATGGCAATTCATGCAGCTCGCAACTGACGCGGTCGGCCATGCTCGGCGCCGGCGCCTTGTCGGGGTGGCTATGGATGATCGCCAGCACCTCGCCCCGATCTTCCGCTCGGGCCATGTCCTTATGGTCGATTTGGAAATGTTCGCGCGGCGTGGTGGCCAAGTTTACGCAAGGCACGTACTCGCGGCCGGCGGCGGACTTGATGACCACCCCGCAAGCCTCGGCCGGATAGACCCGCTCAGCGTGCGCGCGGATCTCATCCTGCAGTTTTTGATTGATTCGCATGGCTACCTCGAACTTGCGATAAGGCTTGCGCCCATGGACCCGCCGAAGCGCCGCGTGTTGCCGCGAAGTTTGCAGCTGCTCCACCAACCGCCACAGCGATCGAGGGCGGGGTTATCCGTGGGCTGGTTCTTTTTGTCGAACATCGCGGTGCCGGTGTAGGCGCAGGCCTCTTGCCGATAACCGCCCCGGCAGGCCCAGCGGCAGAGCTTGGTGATCTGCTGGGAGGGCAGCATCTGCCCTTCCATGTCCGTGGGACTGGACAGCGAGAACGTGACCGAGATGCTGGGCAGCGCCTCAGTCTTCTGCTCGATAAACCAAAGGTTCGTTTTCGACTGGTCGCTGGCTTCCGGGTTACCGTCAGGGAAATTCGCGGCGTCCAGGAAGTGGCGGAACGTCTCGATCACCTTGACCCGGGCGCCGGCCAGGTCGCGGAACTGGAAGCACAGGGCAGTGATCGCCCCGCGCACGCCGCCGAGCTCGTCGTCCACCTGCAGCGTTGGTGAAGCCGGGCGACCATCCCCGCGGATGTCGAAACCCTTGGCCTCGATCTGGAGCGGCGAATACAGCTGCCCCTGCCAGATGATGTCGCCCTCATGGGCATGGCCGTGGAACCGCCAGAGCATGCCGCCCAGGCGCGTAGCGTCCAACTCGTAAAGCCTGATCTGGTTGCCCGGCTCGAGCTTTTGAATATCGGCGTTGTAATTCATGGGACCTCAGAAACAAGAAACCCCGCACTTGGCGGGGTCTGGTGAGGGTTAAGGTCGTGGGTTGAACACCTGCTTAACGGTGAAGGTGACGGTGTAGATTTCCTCGCCGAGCGCTTTTTTCTTGTACCCGTTGGCTCGGTACCAGCCTTCCGGCTCACCTGGCGGGGCAAAGCGGAAAGCCTTGTAGCCTTCATGCCGATCCAAGAAGGCGATCAGCTCGGGAAGCTCCTCTCCCGGCAGATCCTCACCGGTATGCACCAAGTTCCAGACTTGGCTTTTGGTATTGATGCCAATTCCCCCAGCCTGGACCAGCCCGTCGCCAAACTCGTTTTCCCAAGTGCGCTGGCTGACATCACCATCGGCGCCGACCTCAACATCAAAAGTAAATGTCTCAGCCATCAACGCCTCCACAGCCGGCCACCCTGGCCCATTTCACGATCAAGAAATTTACCGAACTGCGTCTCCAGCCCGGCCGACATCGCCTGTCCTTGGCGTGCTGCATCCTGGTCTGTCATGCCGGGCTGGGCCTGCACGGTGATTGGTGCGCTGAAGACAATCTGTGTGGGCCCACTCGGTGCCGACTGGGCGCCGGCGCCAACCATTGCCGCGCGCCCATCGCCACCCGACTCCAGGCTACCAACACCTATCTGGGCTTGGGGCTGCGAACCGCTCAGGCCGTTGTCGATCCTCGCCAGCATTGCATCCAGCTTCGCGCTGGTTTGAGCCGTGGTAACCCGCTCACCCTTTTGCAGAAACCAACTGCCATCTTCGGGAACCGAATCGATACCGTCGTGCGCCATACCCGCCAGCGCGGTCATACCCACCGCCGATGCCAGGGGGCCGGTGACGGTCAGCGCCGCTGCCATTGCCGCAGGCGCGGCTGCTGGCCCGATGATCGGAATTGCCGCAGTCGAGGCGTAAGCGTTCAGGCCAGCCTGCAAGGACATAGCCTGAGCATTGGCACCCAAAGTGGTGGCGGCGCCAGCCTGAGTTGTTTTGCCCACCAGCAACTGCACGCCCTGGTAGATCAGCCACTGCGCCGCCATATCCCCCAAAGCCTTGAGCATCGACTTGGCGAAGTTACCGACCATGTCGCCCAGGGCGTCATCGGCGTCCTCCGCTCCACTGGCCACGTCCGAGAAGAAAGTGCCAAGCCCACCGGTTGCCTCGCTCAATGCGGTATTGGTGATGTCCGTTGCCTGGGCTGAATAGTCGCGCGCCGCATCCGCGTAACTGGCCCAAGCCTCGTTGACGCCATTCATCCAGTTGGCTTGCTGTTCATCCGTCGCAGCGTAGAAGTTCTCCTGCGCCAGCAGACGCTTGTTCAGCTCATCCTGCAGGACCTGGGTCTCATTGGCATAAAGCTCCGGCGTGATCTGCCCGGTGTTGCGCTGCTCATTGAGGCTCGCAACGTCAGCCGCGTACTTCTGCCGCATAGCCAGATCAGCGCGCATCCGGTCCCGGGCCTTGTCGCCCATACCGACGCCAGCCAACTCCTGGTCGAAGCCGTCCTTCGTGGTTTGGGTAGTCAGGGCTTGGGCATTCTTGAACGCCGTGAGCTTCAGGTCATCTTCGTTGGCCTTCTTCAGCTTGTTCAGCGCATCCAGCTCGGCGGCCATGCCCTGGAGCTTTTTCTTTTGCGCCTCGCTCAGTTTGCCGAGCTTGCCCTCCTGGAGTTCGAAGGAAAGCTTCATCACCTCCGTGGCTTCGTTCTGCTTGTTGCCGGTGGTGTTGATCAGTTCGATCTGGCGCTTGTAGCCCTCCTCGGCGGTGTCGAAAGACTTGAGCTGCTGCTTGGCGGCAGAGTTCGATTCGGTTGTGTTCTTCCTCAGTGCCTTAGCGGCGGCGTCATCCTTGGCTTTCTGCGAATCCTTAGCGGCTGCCGCCGAGCGGATCGCAACGACCATCTCGTTGGTGAGGTCAGTGTTCTCCGCAATGAAGCGGTTTGCTGCCTCAAGGCTGGTTTTGTCTTGGGCGGCGCCGAGTTGCTTCTGCAGCTGCTCCAAGTACTTCTGTCCAACCTGCGCAGCCGCAGCCTTCGCCGCATTGTTCTCGCCCTGGGCGCGGGTATTCGAATCGGTTTCGCCGGTTAGCAACGCGAGGGTTTCGCGCTGCTTATCCAGAACATCCGTCAGCCCCGAAACTTTGATCTGCCCGCTTTCAATGGCCTGGGCCATTTCCTCTGTGACGCCAGGGATCAATCGCAACTGATCTGCCAGCGCCTTCCAATCAACGGCCTGCCCTTTAGAGGCGTCAGCCACAGCCTTGTTCATCAGGTCCATGGCGGACTGCAGCTCAGCCGAGAGCGGCGTAATCCCCGCCATAAAGCCTGAAGATCCAGCCAGGCCGGCATTGACCATACTGCTTTGGAACTCGAAGGCCATTGTTCCGGCAGCGCCAGAAAGCTCTTCTTCAGTATCTGCGATCGATGCCCTCAGCTCTCGTAGAGTAACGGCCTGAGTTGCACGATTTAGCTTGTTGAACTTCTCTGCCAGCTTGTCGATAGGGTCGCCGAGATCACCAAGCTTTTCCTCGAGAACGCTTGTGTTGTCACGAAGAGTTAGAAACGCGGTCGCGGCGCCGATAGCCAGCGCGGCCACGCCGACCGGACCGCCAAGCATGCCAACAAGGCCAACCCCTGCCCGGCTCACGCCGACCTGAGCGGCCGCCACAGCATTGGTGGCCCGCGTCTCCGCAAGGCGGGCCTCCGCAAGCTGGAGAGACATCTGTGTCTGTACCGCAGTCCCGCGTGCTGCGATCGCTTCCTTCTCAGCTAGGAAAACAGAAGTTTGGGCTTTCTGCTGTTCTGCCTGAGCCACCAACAACACGGCCGTGGCCTGAGCTTTTCTGGCCGCAACATCCTTAAAGGCTGAGTAGGTAGCAGTTGCCGCCGATGTCGCTGCAAGGGCGCCATAACGCGCAAGCGCAGCGACAGCGGCCATTATTGCAACGTCTGCAATCGTCTCGAAATTGTCCCCGACCAAACTGATAGCCTTGCCGAGGGTGCCTGTGAAATCTGTCGCTTCGTTCAAGCGCCCAACGTAAACACCGAACGAGTTGGACAAATTTTGTACCGCATCACGCACTGCGATGCTCATGCCGTCAGCCAGTTCGCCATTTGCCTTTGAGGCCTTTTGAAGGCCTTCGGTCAGAATATCGAGCCCCAGCTTCCCTTGGGCGCCAAGACTTCGAATCGCTTCGGCTGTCTTCCCAGTGGATTTGGCAATAGTGTCAACAACCGTCGGCATCGCGGCGAGGATTGATTGCCAGCCATCGGCCTCAACCTTTCCGGTTTGGAGCGCCTTCGAGTAGGCGTCAATAGCAGAGCTGGCTTTGTCCGCAGACGCCGAGTTCGTCACAAGAAGGAAGCTGAAGCTGTCCATCACATCCAGCGCTTGGCTGGTGTTGTAACCCATGGACTTCAAGCTGTCTGAGGTTCGGATATAAAGCTCTTGAGCCTCAGCCAGCGGACGGTAGGTGCGCTTTGCAGTATCGAGCAGGCGCTGCTGCACCAGATCGTATTCGCCCACGCTCACTGTAGCCATACCGATCCGGTCGGACATCTGTCCGTATGAGTCTGCGGCCTCGATAATCTTTCCGATACCGGCCGCGCCAATAGCCGCGGCCATGGCGCTCTTTATCAGTCCAGATGCATGCTGCGCTCGCTCGCCCGCCCGATCAAAGGCGACATCAACACGCCCCAGGCTCTTATCAATCTTCCCGGATACCTGCGCGACACTAGAGTCGGCGCGCGCCATCTCTTGACGCAACTGGGCCGTGGTCGCCTCGATGCGGACGAGCATCCCCTGTACGTCGGTGTCGGCCATGCTTTTCTCCAGGCATAAAAAAGCCCACCGAAGTGGGCTCTATTCAAAAATAATATCAGTCCAAATAAAACTTTTGTTCAACCCCAAATATAGGGATTAGTGATAACGCCCTATCTAACCTGCCAACATCAAAGCGTTCCATGAACACCATTTCCAAATCCGATAGAGTACTCAGCCCTATTTGAACTTCGCGAGCTGAAACGCCAGTGTATGTTCCAGAGCCAGTCCAAAGATCCGCAAAATATGCACACAAGGCCTTTGCGTCACCACGGTCCGTTTGAAACTCTATCAGAACGCTTGGTTCGGACGGGATCATATCGCCCCTCGACATTACCGCCTGAGTGGCGCGACTGAAATCTTCAACCTTCCGTTTATTTGGATCGGGCTGAATGGCTGTAGCGCTGATAATTTTTGCTCCTCGAACCTTTTCTTTAACTACGCCTACGCAGTCGCGCATGATCGCGGCAGACAGCGCTCTTTTTGGAGGGACGAACGCAATAGACCCGATTATGAAAATAGCCACCACGGCGACAACCACGATAGAAACTTTTGCTCCCTTCCCCATTACGCCTCTCCATCAAAGTTAAACGGGGAGAATAGCAAACTCCATCTAGGCAGCCTGCCTACCGGTGAGTGCCTGACGCAGCTTATCCGCTACGGTCGAGGGTGACGGCTTACCGGCCGCCCGCTTGGCCTTACCACCGCCAAAAGGATTGGTCATCTGCGCCCATTCGATCTTGGCATCCATGGCCAGAAACAGTTCGGGCATCGGCGTGCGCCACGCCAGATCAGGAGGCCAGCCCAGCCAGCCGGTGGCCACCGCGTAGAGCCGGTCAACATAGCTGCCGTCTTCTACGGCACTTACGCCGCCGGCTTTTCCTTTCCCGAGCTTGGGCCCTTCGGGTTGTACAGAGCCACCAAGTAAGCATTCAGCTGCACAGACACTTCCAGCGCACCGGCCTGCCACACCTGCTCGGCGATAGCCTCGGCATCCTTGCCTTTCAAGCCTGCGCCGCCGGCGATGATCACCGCGCAACCATCGACGCTCACAGCGTTGATGGCCTGTGACGCGCCACGCAGCCCGCCGAAGTGAGCCTCAATGGCGCGCACAGCACTGAGCGTTGGCGTCAGGATATAGGTCTCGTCGCCGAGCTTGATCTCGACGGTACCGTAAAGGGTTTTGCTCATGTCGCGAATCCTTGGGTTTCGGGGCCGAAGCCCCGCAGGTTATGCCGCGGCAGCCGGGAGAATTTCCAGGATGTCGGAGTTGATGCCGATCGTGACGTTGCGGCGAACTACGTTGTCAGCAGCGCCGGCGGCGACGGTGTTGTTCATTACCTTCCCGCGCAGGTAGAAGGTGGTCGGAAGAATCGCCGGGGCGGCATCAGGGTCGCCATCGTTCAGCGTGATCTTGATGTTGTAGTCGCCCTTGCTGCGATCCTTGTGAGCGATCTTCAGCTTAGCCTGGCCTACGTCGCCGTTGTCCAGGCCGACGGCCAGGGTCAGGTCGCCGGCATCAGCAGTGCCCTTGTACTTGCGCACGCGGCCATCGCGCAGCGAGGTGAAGGTCACCGAACTGAAGGTGTCGCCGAACTCGCCCAGGTCTTCCACTTCGCCGATCTCGACGTAGGTGTCTGCCTTGTAGAGCGCTTCGGTATCCGCGCCGTTCTTGCTGCCGATGCTGATCCGGCAGCCGGCGGCTGTATTGAGGTTGTCGTCGGCCATGGGGGTTCCTCCAAAGGCACATTGGATAAAGCCGCGGGGCGGCCGGTGTTGGGTTTAGTGGGTGGTGATAATGCGGACCGTGATCGATCCCTGATACGTGACGCCGTCAGCATCGCGCTGGGCGTCGGCTTGCTCAACACGGACAGATACAGCGCGCCCGACGGTCAACGGCAGGCGGCGCTCATCCAGGGCGGCCACAACTTCACCGGTTATCCGTTTCACCTCGGCCTGGCCGTGGGCATCAGACCATACCGACAGGTAAATCAGGCGCTGCTCGCGCTTCCGGCCGGCGATGGGCGAGATGTTCGTGGACAGTTCTCGGTCAATGGACACGTATGGCATCGCCGTGTCCAGCGGCGCACCATCGTAGATGGGGCACGAGACCTCGGCCTCCAGCCTGGAGAACAGCGCCTCCTGCAACGCAACAGACGGATCAGCCATTGGATAGCCCCTTGCTCGCCTTGCTCAGCGTGCGCGCAATGGCCGCCTTGATGTTGGCCACCACATACTCCCGGTTCACGTCCTTCGAAGGACGAAGCCAGGGGTGCGCCGGGCGGGCCGGTATATCTGGATACTTGCCAAAGAAGTTGGTGCCGTCAGCCTTGTTCGTGGGGCGGCGCGTGCGACCCCCAGCGCGCTTGTTTCCGGTGTAGCCCTTGGTGCCGTATTCGATGAAGCGCAGGTAGAAGAACCGTTGCTTGTTCTTCTTCCCGCGGATACCGATCTGTGCGTCGAGGCCGCTTTGCGAAACGAAAATCGTAAGCGCAGCAGCGGCGGCACCAGTGTCTTTCGGGATTAAATCCTTCATCGTCGAAAGAATCCGCTCAGCGCTGTCGCGCATTACCGGGGCCAGTTCGTTATCCATGGATTGGTGGATGGTGCGAAGTGTCCGGCGCAGCTTGAAGTCTCCGGACATGCGCGAGCGGCGGGCGGCCATGGCCTACTCCTTGGCCTTGGCAGCCTTTTCAGTTGTCGCGGTGGACTCGGCTACCTGGCGAACAAGTGCGCGCGCGATAAGGTCTGCACCCAGCTTTGGGTCCACCGTAAACTCTTCACCCTTCTCCCGGTCGCCGGTAGCGCCGGACAAGGTGCCCAGGGCAATAACTTTCATGATTTACCTCTAAGGGTTGGGGACGTTTGAACACAGCAGCCGAAGCATGTCGCGCTCGTTGTTCGGCAGTGCGGCTTCGATTAAGTAGGTGGTGGCGATTCCATTTGCCGTATGAACCAGACGATATCCAGCAACAGCATCAGCCCTTGGCCTAATAATGATCTCGGCGGTGACTAGCGCCTTCACCTGCTCAGCAACCGGCGCGGTTCTCCCTGTAGGCAGGGTGATCTCCGAATAGATCTTGCCGAGTTCAAGCCACGTGGTGTC